CTCGCCATTTGGGTGGACACACAATGCATCTCACACATACAGTAAGCTGTCGGTTCGTGTTGCTTGAAAGCACAATCACATGTGCGCAAGTCGGACATAGTCTCAAAAGTATGAGCCCAAACAACCATTTTACGAGAATCATACAATTCAAGCAATTGGTCATAAGACAAAAACTTAGGAGTCAAGCCAACAGCGCGAGCAATTGATTCCAACTGTGGAACGCGGGTTTCAAAAACCTCTCGTCCATGTAGGAAAAACTCTCGAGCACAACACTCTAAGATCGCAGTTTCTTGATCAGCAGCGCCAATCTTCGACTTGCTATCACGCCAATGAAGCGATTTAGAAAGTGACGTAATGTCTAAGGGGGCCCAAACACGAGGACCAGCATCGACAAACTTTCGTTTATAAAACGTCAATTCTTCGATCGGAACAATATGAGGCGGATGGAGTTTATCATCACTGGTGAAAATGTATCCCAACTCCTTAAGGACACGTTGCATCTCTTCAGCCCGGAAAGGCATAAAAACGTCACCTAAACTTCCAGCAACATCGTCGCCACCATGTTTCATACAAACAATAACAGAGGGGGCGTCGGTTCCGAAAATTTCACGGGGATTAATCTCAGGATAAGACTCACACAAACTAACGCGGATCAAAAACCATCCAATCAAAGACTGCCCATCAGAAGTACCAACTGTACCACTAGGGAAGCGCGCAATTGCGACATATATTTCGCCTTTATACATAGTATAGGGCATAGTAGTGTCGCTAATGCATTGACGGATTGCTCGGTCCCACTCGTCGGTTTCATAAGCCTCATGAGCTGTAACGACGTAGGCATCACCTACAAAGTCCTTAGCTTCAACACCATGAGAATCATCAAACGCTTTTCCATCAGCATCAAGACCAAAATTCGGATTAACCTTTCGGATATCATCAAACGAATCTTTCCAGTCTGGACCTGACGGATTCTTTCCAATCATGAAGCCCATCTCTTTAACCTGTCTGAGGTACCAAAGAAGGGGTTCAATCAAACATCGTTTCGCCAGTGCAACCTCAAAAGGTTGAGCACTAATCATACGGGCATAAGGTTTAGATAGCTTTCGCACTTCATCACCCTTAACCATCATGACGTCTTCGACGACAACATGTCTGCCAGCCTTCCACTCGGAAAGAATTAACTTCACTCGGGCTTCAACTTCTTCAATAGCTTTTTTGCCATCGGGATAATGTTCGCATGTTTCCATATTAAAATTAGGGCGCTTTGGCCCAGAACGTG